AGGCGACTTTCTTTGATGACAACCTCGAAGCCCCTCTTCTAGACCCCAGAGTAACAACAGAAGGTGGCCCTACTCAAGCTGGAGATGCCCGTCCTCAACCCGATGGCGATGCAGCTCTCGCTGGTACTCCTATGGGGGATACCTTAGAGAGGCAAAGGCAACAGAGAAGGGATGAAGCTGAGTTGGTTGACAAGATTATCGAAGAGATCGAGCAGTCAACTGCGGAAGAACAAGCAGAATCCTACGCTCAAGCTACGGCTGAAGAAGAGACCCAAGGTAGCCCTCTCAACTTACGCGGTGATGGCCTTCTTGTATCTCTACCTACTCGCGCTGCACTAGATAACATCGCTGAAGAAAGCCCTGAACTTGCTATGCGTCTAGAACGCGGCCTGCTCATGGGCACCGTTGTAGAGGAAGAACTGTTCTTGTTCATAGATCAGGCGAATGAAGCGGGTATGGACACTGTCGAAGCCACTAAAGCGCTGCTCAACTATCTTAGGAAGAAGCAGAGCATGATGGCTTCCCCCGAACAGGTGGTTAAATTTTACGAGGAGCACCCAGAGGCTAGACCTGAAACCACTCAAGCCCAGCGTGAAGAAGCTCAAGCGGCTGCGGCTCTAATGGAAGCAGAGCCTACTAAAGAAGTAGATGATTTTGCTCTTGAAGTATTGGGTCTTTCTAAGAGGGATCTTAACAAGTTAAGGAAAGAATCACGAGAGGCAGAAAAAGCAGCATACCTGACAGCCCTTAGTAATAAAATCGAGGGCCTAATTAACCAACATATTGCGGCGGGTGTCCCCGTTAATCTGACTAAAGAGACCCCGTATGGGTTCCCTCTAGACGCCTTCCGGTCCCATACGTTAAGTGCGGTAGCGGGAGATGTGAGAGTAGGAAGGCAAAAAACGTTCAAAGAAGTTAATGAGTACATTAACGGCACCATAAGAAAGAAGCATCCCGTCCTCACCACGGACATGGATGCCGCAGAGCGTAAGCCGTTCATTAAGGGTGTTGATCAATCTAGGTTTACAGAAACGAAGATACCGAATACCAAAGGCATCCCTTATCAATATGATCCTGAGGGGGAGGCCCAGTTTAATAATGATCCTCTGTCTATGGCTGCTGCGGCCAGAGATCATATAGTTGTTGTGCCAGATGGGTTTACTGGTTTGAACCCTGCTATCAAGACCGACCAACTTGGGAACAAAACAGTCATAGTAGCAGTGTTCGGCCCACACCCGACTAATCCTGATCGGGTGATCGACCTTGTTACTGAACTAGATGTTTCGCAGACCCTGACTAAATTTATTGAGAAGCCCCTCAAATTATCTAATGGGATTGATGTACCCCCAACGTTTCAGTTTTTAAATCTCTCTGCTCGTTTCGAGTCTGACGGTGAGACGTTCCCTATCTTTGAGCCCAGCATAGAGAACGGCGAAGCAGCACCCATAACTATGGAGGAGGCTATGGCTAGAATGGATAGGCTCTACAAATATGCTCAGGGCATGTTTGTTGAAGAGACTCGCAGCGCTGAAACAGACGACAGAGCTTCTCTTGAAGAAGCTGCTGAATTTGCAAATATACTAACCAGAATCGCTAATAGTACTTTCGGCGGCACGCTGAGTGGTAACAACACCATTGATGAGTCAGTGCGGGCCGGTTTTATGGCCGACCTCCTAGTGTCTATACATACGGCTTTAAAGATTGATGCAGTACGTCAGGAGTTATCTGATGGGGCACTTAGCCGCGACGAAGAGGGCAACTATGTTATATCTGATTCTGCGGTAGAACGTTTATTCCAGTATATTCAAATACCTGAAGTTGTCCCCACCTTTGCGATAGATGGAGGTAAACCCCTACCTTCGTCTACGGACAACCAGAAAAAAGCGTTGTTCCTTTTGGAGAACGGGTACTTAGGGGGTCGAGGTAAAGAGACACCTACTAAGTTAATTAGAAAAAGCCCGCGAGCTAAGACACCCAAAGAGGGATGGGAGAATATTGTCCTTAAGCATTTTTTTGAGTCCCGTCTTAATGAGAAGACGCAGAAACCAGCGGCTAATGGGAATTTCCCTGACATGGTTACAATCGTTCAGAGCCTTGCCGACAGAAACAAAAAAAGAGCCAAGACTGCGAGAGAAATAAAAACCAGTAACGAAGCTTCTGAAGTTTCTGTGGGCACTGCACAGCAAGCCCTTGAGGTCGGAGGGGAAGCTCAAGTAGGGAGTGACCCCACCGTTGAATCTACAGACGGAAGCCGCCCATCAGTTTTAAAGGAGCTTGCGGAATTACAAGAGAAGTCAAAACCTGTTTTAGAACAACTACTAAAAGACTCAGACCTATCAACAAGAGCTGCGGTAACACTCGTTAAAGTTACAAGAGCGATAGACCCCTCATTACTGGAGGATTTAAATTTTGAACAGCAGGTACAATTACTTATAGGGACTGTCAAAGAAGGAATAGCCCCGACGGAAGTAGCAAATATTATGTTTGAAGCCCTTGAGAAGGGGGACATACCACAAGAGCTTTTCGATCTAGTAGCAGCATTAGCACCAAACCCTAAGCTATTTGGCAGACGCGATCTACCCAATACTCAAGACGCACCCTCTGTTATCCGTGACAGGGAGGTAGACCATTACAGGCAGGTCAATGAGTCAGAGGTGGAGCGCCTTGGATTGCAGACAGGCGACCCAGAATCTGTGATCCAAGCCCTTACTGTAATCGCAGAGACCAGCCTTGATCCTGACAATCGTCTTGTGGCGCAGCTCTTGTTGAAAAACCCAGACCTGATCCGCTCTACTAATTTTGTTATATACAACGTAGTTGATGGCAGGGCTGGGTTCTACCACACTAGAGCGCGTAGAACTGGTCAAGATATTACCCCAACAGTGGCTGTAAACCTTGCAGGGTATTACGGTACAGGAGTGGAGTCGGTGCTCTTGCATGAGTATCTCCATGCGTTTACCAGCAAACTTATAAACGGCCCTACTAAGGGGCTCCCTAAAAGTCAGCGTCAAGCTCTTGCCCGACTAAGATCTCTGTTCGATGAGCTGCAACAATTCAAAGACGCGGGTGTCGGCGGTCCTGCGGGGATAGAATTCAGGGATGCTCTTAGCAGTATGGATGAGTTCGTTGCTGCATTCTTTTCTTCGGACTCTTTCCAGAAAAACCTAAAGGGTTTAGCTGCGGACAGAAGCGATATGTCCTACTTCAGGAGGATCATGGACGCTATCTTGGATCTGGTTGGTCTTAGTCGCAGCTCCCGACTGAACCGTAAGTTCCGTAAAGCGTTCGACAATCTCACCAACCTTCTTGTGGCGGGTAAGCCCAGCTCATACACAAC